TTAATTTAAATTAAATTAATATTATTATTTTTTTTTTTATTTTTATATTTTTTAAATATATTATAATATATTATTTTTTTTTTTTATCCAAATATTTTTTTTAAATATTTTATAAATGTATTATAATTATTTATTAGTTTATTATTATCATAATCAGGATCTATCCAATTACTCCATTTAATTTTTCTAATTTTAAAAGTTGTATTAATATCATCATTTATATCTAATATATTATATAATATATCTTTATAATTTTTATCATCATATTCGTATAAATTATCTGAAGTTATTTTATTATTAATATTAGTATTTAAATTACCAGATGGTATAGAATTAATATAATACAAAGGTTTATTATTATTTTTAATATTATCATATATATCTATATGATCATTATCATCTTTTTTTTTTATATTTAATATATCAAATTTTACAATTAATAATTTACTACTTAATAAAAAAAATATAATATATAAAATACATACAATTATTAATAATAAAAGGTTCATCTCTATTATTATTTATAATATTATAATAAATTAAGAATGTATTCTAGGAAATATATTATAATATTAATATTTATAACATTATTATTATTAATATTTTTATGTAAACCATCTATGATGTTTGATAACGAAGGTAATATTAAACATTTTGGATATAATAATGATAATTATATAACATCTTTATTAAGTATAGAAATAATATTACCAATATTAATAATAATATCATATATAATATATATGTCTATACAATTAATAATTTAAGAATAAATAATAAATAATAAATAATATAAATGGAAGAACTATTTAAAAATAAATTTTTAAATATTATAAATTCTTCGGATAAAAATATATCATTTAAAAGTTGTATTTTAATTTATGGAAATTCCGGTATAGGAAAAACATATACAATATATAAAATATGTAATGAATTAAATTTAAATATTATAAATATAACAAATAATAATTGTTCTTCTTCTGAGGAATTTTATGATATATTATTTAAAAGTGTTACTGTTAATAATTTTATATATAATAATTTAAAAAAAATTATAATAATTGATAATTATGAAAGTATTTTGGCGATAGATAGAACAATAAATAATACTTTATTTAATATATTAAATAATAAAAAATTAAAAAATATAGGAATAATTTGTATATTTAATAAAGATTTATTAAAAAAAATTGGAAATATAAAAAAAAAATGTGAAATTATAGAATTTGAAAAACCATCTGATAATTATATTTATAATATATTAAGTATTAAATTTACAAATATAGATAATATAAAAAATATTATTAAAAAATCGGATAATAATATACAACAAGCAATATTTTTTTGCGAAAATAAAAATTATTTAGAATTTGATAATATTGATAAAATTTATAATATTGAATATTTATATTCTAATTATTACGATAAATCTATTATAAGCAAAATTTTATTATCAGATACTTGGTTAATACCATTAAGATTTCATGAAAATTTACAAATTGAATTAAATAATCGCAAAACAACTATATCATATAAAAATAATTATTATAAATTATTTTTATATGATTTATGTATATATGATTTATTAATGAATAATAATATATTACATAATGCTATTGATATAATATCTATTTACGTTTATTTTTTATCATTAATTCCTAAAAAAAAAAATCATATTTCAAAATTAGAAAAATTTACTAAATTATTAAGTTATTTATCTTTACAAAAAAAATATATCAAAAAGGGATATATTTATTCAAAATATTATTATCAAATAGGAAATTATCAGATTAATTCATTAAACATAAATTTATATACATAAAATAGATAGAAAAATATTATGAATATACCCCCAGCTAGTCAAAATAGTATTTTAAAAACTCCCGAACAATTAAAAAGTATAATTCAAAATTCTAGTAATTCTATAAGAAATACATCTTCTAATATATCTTCTAATTTTATGAATAGTGTTAATAAATTAACTAATAATCCAGAAACTATAATTGGGTTAATAATTCTTATATTAATTGCTCTAACAATATCTTATATAATGTATAATTATATTGCTAATACTTTATTTAACCAATCTAAGCTAATTATTGCTGAAACTAAAATACCAATATTAGCAAATATTAAAACAGAAATTAATATTGATAATAATTTAAAATCAGGAAATGGACTTAAAAGAAGTTACACATTTTGGATTTATATTAAAGATTTAGATAATGATCAATATAAAAATGTTTTATATTTAGGTGATAGTTATAAAAATGCTTCTCCTATAATATTTTTTGATAGTATAGAAAATAAATTATATGTTAGATTTAGTAAAAAAGATACATCTGTAACAAGTACCGTTTTGACACTAAACGAGTATTTTAATAACATAAATAATTTATATACATATATGAAACAAGGTATTCGTATAGAATATATTCCAATACAAAGATGGGTACATGTAGGTATAGTAGTTAATGATATAGGTTCGGGAAGTACTATTAGTTCTTATATAGATGGTGATTTAGTTGATGTAGTCACAAATGATGACCCTATAGAATGGATTAATAAAATAAATGGTGAAAGTAATCATAAATATGATTTAAATAATTTAATTTTAGATAGTAAAGAAAAAATAACAATCGGAGGAAATATTAATTCTTTAGATGCGGATATTGGATTTCAAGGATTAATATGCAAATTTTCTATTTATAATTATGATTTAAATTATAATGATATTAGAAATGATTATAATAAAGGTCCTATAGATAGTATTTTAGCAAAACTAGGATTGGGTTCATATGGTGTACGAAGTCCAATATATAAAATATCATAAAATATTTATTTTTAAAAAAATTATATACCATTAATAGAGTATAATAATTTAATGCAGATATCAAATATCATTCAAGTTTTTTTAGCTATTTCTATTATATTAATATTATTATTAATATCATATATGATATACAATTATGAAAGAATGGATATATTTAAAAAATCATCAAAAATAAAAAAAAAGACAATAATCTTTACAGGTATTTATGATTATGGATCTCATGGAGAGCAAACATATAATACATATGATGATAATAGAAGTTCTTACAAAAGTTTAGTACCATCTATAAATCAATCTGGAGGAGCAGAATATAGCTATAATTTTTGGTTAAATATAGATAGAAGCGAGTGTGAAAAAACAAGCTCCGAAAGTATATTTTTATTATTAAGAGGGAGTAAAATACAATTAGAATATGAAAATGCAGATAATACTAAAAATTGCAACATGAAAAATAATGGTAAATATATTTTCATTAAAAATCCTCTAATTAGAATGAACAAAGAAGGAACTTCTTTTATTATTGAATATAATACTATAACAAATCCGGACTCATATAGATATGATGGCAAATCATTAATTAGTTGTACTTCGGGAGGATGGGATGATAAAAATCAAGGTTTATTAGGAATTTATGATTTAACATCACAACAATATAATAAAAAATGGTTTATGTTTACTTTAGTATTAAAAGAAATAACACCAGAAAATGATATATTAAATAAATTTAAAACTTCTTGTAAAATATATATAAATGGTATTAATATGTTAGATAGAGAGGTAGAATCACCTTTTAATGGCGAACAAGATGATATGTTAGGTTCTGCTGCTATGAAACATAATAATGCACCACTTTATATAAATCCAGGTAATCCATTTAAATCTAATTTAAACAATTGGCCACAAACATGGAATGACGGTATAAGTTCTCCAGTAAGAATGGCGGATTTAACATATTTTAACTATTCTTTAACACAAAATGAAATAAGTTCTTTATTTAGTAAAAAATTCAACACATCACATTTTATATCACCACCAGAACATCCCGCGATTAATCAACATCCTATATCTGGAATTAATCGCAAAGATTTAAGTACTATGGCAAAACCCTATTAAATATTTAAAAGATTATATATATAAAATATTAATATAGTTATTTTAATAATGGGTGGCGGATTATTTCAATTAGTTTGTCGAGGTCAACAAGATTCTTATTTTTGTCAAAATCCCGATATTAGTTATTTTAAATATGCTTACAAAAAACATTCTGTATTTGCTATTGATATTATTAGATTAGAGTTTGATAATATACCTTTATTAGATCCAGAAATAGATAATGGTATTTATAATTGTAAAATACTTAGAAAAGGTGATTTATTAAAAGAACTATATTTTTGTTTTACTTTACCAGATATTTATTCTTCTTCAGAATTAGCATTTAAATGGGTTAAAAATATTGGAAATGTTATTATAAAAAAAGCAACAATTAAAGTTGGAAATATAATAATAGATACAATTACTTCAGATTGGTTAAATATTTGGAATGAATTAACTTCTTGTAAAGATAATACAGATATTATAGTTGGTAATAAAGATAGTTTAATTAATCCTTCATTAATTAATTCTAAAAAAATAGTTCTTCAAAATAATAAATTTATATATAATTATTATCCTAATTCTTCTATTAATAGTAATAGTCCTTCAATAAAAAGTAATAATTTATGTATACCATTATCTTTCTGGTTTACTAAAAATCCTGCACTAGCTCTTCCATTATTAAGATTACAAAATTCTGAAATTGTTTTAACAATTTATTTAGAAAATTCTGAAAAATTATATACAGTATATTCATATGATTTAAATGAAAATATATCCCCAATATTTTATAATAAATTATACGCAAATGATTTAGATAGTGGTATAAAAAAAAAAGATAATATAAATATTAAATATTTTACTAAAAATTTACATTTATTTCCATATATAGAAGCTAATTATATATTTTTAGGCGATACTGAAAGAGAAACTATTATAAATAAAGCAATAATTTCTTATCCAGTTGAACAAATCGATATAATACCACAATCATATCTTAATTCCACTAACAATAATATAATGCTTACTAATAATAATAAACCTACCAAAGAAATAATATGGGCAACTAGAAGAGAAGATTATATAACTAAATTTAATTCACATTCTAATTATACAGCATCATTCCGACAAGATAATGATTATCCAATTTTAGATAAGGTATCCATATTATGGAATAAAAACATTGTTGTAATAGATGAAAAAGATGCTGATTTTTTTAATAAAATTCAAACTTATAAACTACATTCAAATATACCTTCACAAGGTATTTATGTATATTCGTTTGCTTTAATGCCTGAAAAACAAAATCCATCTGGATATTATAATGGTTCTTTAGTAAGTACTACATTATCATTATCTGTAAATAATTATAATGACACTGATGTATTTTATAATTTAAATAATAAATTGAATAAATTTTCAGATCTTAATATTGATGCTAATATTAATAATAATTATTTTATAAATATATATTGTTTATCATATAATGTTTTTGAAACAACTGGAGGAATTGGAGCTTTAAAATTTATATAATTTTTATATAATATAATATTAAATGGACTTGACTTTTTTAATTATATGTATTATACTAATTTATTTAATATATTATTTAGTTAATTGTGTACAATCATTAAATAATGAACTTAAAGAAGTTAAAAATAAATGTATTAAAACAAAAGATGACGAACAATTATTAATTGATACACCAGATCCTAAAGAAAAATTAAATAACAATACAATTTCAGCATTAGAATTTATTAAGAAAATATTTTCTAAATAGTTATTTTAAATCAATTATATATGGATTAATAATATCATTAATATTATTATTAATAATATCATTAATAATGATATTAATGATATTATTAATCCATATATAATTGATTTAAAATAACTATAATTATATTTTTTTTTAAAAAATAATAACGACAATGATGTTATAATCAATATATATATTAATAATTCATTAAAAAAATTTTTTCCATATTCTCTTTGCAT